GAACGAGTTGGGCATTGCCACCCCGGCAACCGTAGCGGGTAACACCAGCCAAGACGTAGTGCAAATCTTGGCATTGATGAACGCCTCGGGCTACGAGCTGATGCGTCGTGCGGATTGGCGTGAGCTGACCAAGCAGCACACGTTCTACACCGAAGCGATTTCTACCACGGGAACGTGGACAGATACCGCCTATACCATCACCAACATCCCCTCCACTGCAGGGTTGTCCACGGCCTACCAAGTGCAGGGCGTGGGCATTCCTAACGCAACGTACATTACGAGCGTTGATAGCGCCACGCAGGTCACGCTCAACTACGAACCGACCGAGGGGCAGGTCAACGGTGATTTGATCTTTCAGAAGGTCAAATACAACCTCCCGAGCGACTACTACAGCACGGTCAACCGCACCCATTGGGACAAGAGCAAGCGTTGGGAAATGCTTGGCCCCGAGTCCCCGCAACAATGGGAATGGTTGCTCTCGGGTTATATCTCCACCGGCCCGCGTATCCGCTGGCGTTTGCTTGGTGCGTATTTCCAGATTTGGCCGGGCATGAACGCAGGCGAGTTGCTCGGGTTTGAGTACCGCAGCAACGGTTGGGCGCAGGCTGCCAATGGCACCGCAAAGACGAGTTTTACCGCCGACAGCGATACGTGCATTTATCCAGATCGGGTCATGGTGCTGTCGACCAAGCTCAAGTATTTTGAAGCCAAGGGTTTTGACACCACGGCCATTTATCGTGACTACCTGCAAGAACTTGAAACCGCCATCGCGCAGGATACGGCAGGCGCTAACCTCTCGTTTGCCCCGCGACCGGGTACGGTGTTGATCGGCTATGACAACATACCTGACAGCGGCTACGGCACGGAGAGTCAATAAATGGCAGCGCTGCGGCGTCTCGTACAACGCAACAACGCCAATGTGGCATCCCTGCCCGCCCCTATCGGTGGGTGGAACGCCCGCGACTCCCTCGCCAACATGGCACCCACGGATGCTGTCACGTTGGATAACTACTTTCCCGGCGTCTCTAACGTCAATTTACGAGGGGGGTACTCCAAACACGCCACCGGGCTGCCGGGGCAGGTTGAGAGCCTTTTAAGTTACGCAGGTGCCGCCACAAACGAACTCTTTGCCGTATCAGACGGCAAGATTTACGACGTTACCTCGGCGGGTGCGGTGGGCGCACCGGCTGTCAGCGGGCTTTCTAATAGTCGTTGGGAGTACATCAACATCACCACACCGGGCGGCAACTTCTTGTATGCCGTCAACGGAACTGATAAGCCGCAACTATACAACGGGTCAACGTGGACAGCGATTGACGGTGCATCGTCACCGGCTATTACAGGCGTTACAACTACTACGCTTTCTAACATCGCGCTGTTTAAGAACCGCGTGTGGTTTATCCAGAAAGACAGCCTCAAGGCGTGGTATTTGCCGACCTTATCGGTGGGCGGTGTCGCACAAGAGCTTGACCTGTCTGCTGTCGCTAAACTTGGCGGTACGCTGGTGTCGCTTGGCACATGGACAATTGATGCGGGTTACGGCGTAGACGATAACCTCGTCTTTGTTACCGACAAGGGCGAAATCATCGTCTATCGCGGCACCGATCCCTCTAGCGCCTCGACATGGGCGCTGATCGGTGTGTGGATGGTGGGTTCGCCTATCTCCAAGCGTTGCATCATGAAGTACGGCGGCGACTTGTTGCTGTTGACGCTAGATGGCTTGCTCCCGCTTGCCTCTGCTCTGCAATCGTCGCGGCTTGACCCCAACGTGGCGCTTTCGGACAAGATACAGGGTGCCTTTGCGGTAGCCGCGCAGAACTATAAGAACACCTTTGGCTGGGGCATGATGTATTACGCCAACGCCAACGCTCTTGTAGTAAACGTGCCAGTCGCCGTTGGGTCGCAAGAACAGTTTGTGATGAACAACATCACGAAAGCGTGGTGCCGGTTTACGGGTTGGCACGCTAACTGTTTCAACCTGCTTAACGATGACCTGTACTACGGCGGTAACGAATACGTTGCCAAAGCGTGGACGACAGGCTCTACAGGCTACGAGGACGATACCAGCAACATTGAAGGGTTTGTCCTGCAAGCCTTCAACTACTTTGAGTCACGGGGCGTTAAAAAGTATTTCACCCGTGCGCGTCCAAGTCTGTTTAGCAACGGACAACCAGCGATCAACATTGACCTCAACGTAGATTTCGACCTTTTACGCAGCACCTCTGCCCTCGCTTACTCTCCGATCACGGTTGCCGTGTGGAACACCGCGCTATGGGATACGGGGCTGTGGGGGCAGGACACGGTGATTAGCAACAACTGGCAGGGCGTTACAGGTATTGGGTTCTGCGCCTCGGTGCAGCTCAACAGCAGCAGCCGAAACTTGCAAATCCAATGGGCATCCACCGACATCGTGTATCAGATGGGATGGGCTGGCATATAGAAAGCAGCACAGAGGTTGGAGAGTGGGTCTGCTCCCATACTGGGGGCGGCTACTACGAGGCTCGCTCCAATGCTCTTGGGCTGCGTAAAAATGGGGAGTTGGTGGCAGGCGTGGTGTACGAAAACTGGAACGGGCGTTCCGTCGTATGCCACATCGCCTTTATTGGCCGCCTAACTCCCGCTTATTTAGCCGCCGTGTTTGATTACCCGTTTAACGTCTGTGGGGTTGACAAAATTATCGCCCCTGTGTCAAGCGGGAATAGCAAAGCATTGGGATTAGTGGGTAAAATGGGGTTCACCGAGGAAGCGCGTATCCATAACGCCGACACCGCCGGGGACATCGTGTTTTTAACAATGACACGAGATTCGTGTCGGTTTTTAGGAAAGCGTTATGGGCAAAAGTTCACCGAAACCACCTCCGGCACCTGATTACGCCGCTGCGGCACAAGCGCAAGGCGCGGCGAACCTAGAGGCCGCACGGCTTACCGCTCGCATTTCCAACCCAAATGTCTCCACGCCCTATGGCGGCCAGCGCGTCACGTTCGGAAAGAGCGTATTCGATGAGGCCGGTTACAACAAGGCAATGGAGGCTTATAACCAGCAGCTTGCGGATTACGAGGCTCGCAAATCCTCTGGAGTGATGACCGGCGGCCCGATGGCTGGCGGCATATATGGTGATTTTTACGGTGATTTTGGTGGTTACCAAGGCAATGTGCCAATTGATCAATATGGCGGTGATTTTGGCGCGGCCCCAACGGCACCAACCCGCGAACAGTTCACCACGCAAACCGACCAAGATACGCCGTTTATTGAGCAATACCTTTCTGAAGAACAGCAGAAGATTTTAGACGCGCAGCAACGGGTTGACCTTGGCCTTGCTGGACTTGGCGAGACCGCCCTTAAAACGGCGCAGGATGTGATCGGCGATCCTTTCCGACCGAATCTGCGTAACTTGCAGACTGAATTGGGCGGATACGGGCAAGTACAGGGCGCACCTGACCTTCTCGGTATGGGTCGAGCTGCCGCTGACGTTCAAGCGGGAGGTTTGCCTACCCTTGATATTGGGCAATTTGGCACCGCTCGCGGCGGTGTACGCCCTCAACGTATTTCGTATGGCCCAAGAGAGGGGCAATACGGTTATGCCCAAGGTGGCGTCGGAGTGCCAACGCTGACAGGCGAAACTTCGCCTTTGATGCAGCAAACAGGATTGGACACCTCGGGTGTGGCGGGCGTTCAGTATGCGCCTGACCTCTCGCGCCTTGGATTTGCTCGCGGTGAAGTGCCGAGCGAGCGCCTCCAGCGTGGTTTTGATACCTCGCAGCTTGCCGCTATGCCGGTTTCTGCTGGCACAACGGGGCAACAGGCCATCCTGTCTCGCGTGATGCCGCAGATTCAAGAACAGCGGCAGATGCTTGAAACGCAACTAGCCAATCAAGGCATTCCGCGTGGATCGGAAGCGTACAACCGCGCTATCCGCGAACAGCAGCAGCAAGAAAACGACGCTATCCAACAAGCTGCCCTCCAAGGGTTGCAGTTGGACATGGCCGCCCGTCAACAAGGGTTTGGCGAGGCGCAGGCACAGGCCCAGTTTGCCAATCAAGCTGCTCTTGGGCAGTTCGGCATGGGAACCACCGCCGCCGATGTGTACAACCGCGCATTGCAGCAAAACGTGGGTACGGCGTTAGCGCAGCAACAAGCACAGAACGTCGCCCAGCAGCAAGACTTTGCACAGCGCGTAGCCGCAGGCGAGTTTGGCAATGCCGCACAACAGGCTTTGTTTGGCGCGGGTATGCAACAAGCGCAGTTTGGTAATCAGGCCGCCCTGCAACAGCAGCAAGCTGCTTTGGCAAACCAACAAGCCTACAACCAAGCCGTACAACAGAATTTGCAGGCTGGGTTGAACATTCAGCAAGCGCAAAACGCCGCATCCGAGCAGTTGTTTGGTCAGCAGTTAGCATCGCAACAGTTGCGAAATGCTGCCGTTGCACAAAACCAAGCCGCAGCGTTGGACGCTTACCGCGCATTGCTTGCTGGTCAGGGTCAGCAGTTTGGTCAGCAGATGGATGTGCAGGCAGCCCGCAACGCGGCACTCGCCCAAAACCAAGCCATCGCCGCCCAACAGCAGCAGCTTGCCAACGCCGCGCAGTTGCAGCAGTTCAACCAAGCCCTGCAAGGTGGTCAATTCGGCAACACCGCCCTACAACAATCCTTGCAGCAGCAGTTGGCGTTGCGTAATCAGCCGATCAACGAAATCGCCGCCCTCATGTCGGGCGTACAGGTCAATATGCCGCAGTTCCAAGGTTACCAAGGCGCTAACGTCGCCGCTGCGCCGGTCTTTGCTGCGACACAAGCAATGGGAGATTACGCGCAACGCAATTACGCTAACCAAGTCGCTAACTACAACGCCCAGATGGGGTTGATGGGCGCACTTGGTGGCGCAGTCGGAACCGCTTTCGGCGGCCCGTTCGGCGGCGCATTAGGTTCTAAATTATTCGGTGCAAAACCAGCAGCAGGCCCACAATGAACAGCAGATACCAGAGTTTTAGCGGCCCTCTCTCGCGCCCACAGCGCCTAGCCAATATGCTGCAAATGAAGTCTGACAACTTCACCCCGCCGCAGGATATGCAATACAACCCGATGGTTGCCTCCCCCGCTAAACCCCAATACGGGCGTGTTGTGCCAAAGGGGATGGTCAAGCCGCTGTCACCGGGTATGGTGACCCCGCAAGGCGGTCGGTACAGAGGAGATTTTGACGATGGCCAAGAGTGAACGAGTCCGATACATCTCCACGTTTCGTGCGCCGACTGAATACGAGCAGCAGTTAGCCGAAGCGCGACGCCGAGAAGCCCTTGCCCAAGCCCTTGAGCAGCAGGCGTATCAACCGATGGAGGGGATAGCAGCGCCGATCCCACGCGCAGCCCCGCTTGTAAAGGCATTGCAGAGCTTTATGGCCGCCCGTGAGGGGCGCAAAGCCCGTGAGGCGGCAGCCGAAGCAGAGAGGGCTGGCCGTCAAGAATTTACCGATTACATCCGCTCGTTTGAACCCGAACAGCGCACCGTCGGCATGGGCGACATTGCCGCAATGGAAGCAACCGCTCCGCAGATTGATGCGCAGGGGCGCGTGTCGTACAACCCGCCAAGTGCCGTTGCCGCGCCAAACCAGCGCCTTATGCCCGCTATGACGGCAGCAGGTGAGCCTGACTTTAGTCAGCCGATGCAGATGCAGGTTGGCGGCCCATTGAGCATGGCGCAGAAGCGAGCGCGAGCATTGGAGGGCTTGGAAAGCGCAAACCCGATGGTGCAGCAGTACGCTATGACGCAGTTTGAGGCGACATCGCCCAAACGCACCGAACTTAAGATTGGCGACATTGATCCGGCCAAATTTACGCCGCAAAGCGTTCGCGCAGCCGTAAATGCTGGTGACTATAGTTTGTTGGTGCCGGTTGAAAGCCGCGATTCCTTGGTTGGCAAACCATCTCCCGCTGATTACACAACGGCTAGCATTGCCAAATTCGCAAAGTCAGGCAATTACAACGACCTTGTGCCTGTTCCGCGAGTGCCGCAAACACAAATCATTACGCCCCGCGATAAGGCAAGGGACGAGGCGGGTTTGCGCGATCAGTTGCAGGGCAGGCTTAAAGAAATGGATTGGGAAGGCGTTAAAAGCGCATACCAACGCATCTTTACTGCTCCTGAAAACGCGGTTGGTGACGTTGCCATTGAGTACGCCGTGGCAAAAGCGGACGACCCAACTGGCGCAGTTCGTAAAGAAGATTTTGATTTGCGAGCCAAGGAAGGAAGTTTTGGTGGCCGCATAAAGTCGCTATATGAAGAAGCAGCAAGCGGCAGAATGTTGCCGAAGCGCCGCCAAGAATTGATTGATGCAGCGTATGAGCTGTACAAAGCGCGTGAAAGCGAAGTTCAGTCATTGCTTGGCGAATACGGCAACATTGCAAAGCGAAGCGAGTTAAACGTGGAAAACGTAGTCAATCCGTTTAAATCAAAGGTTCTTGGGCGTCGCATTGTTTGGAGCAAAGAAAAACAAGAGGAATTAGATAGATTGGCTCGCCAAAGGGCAGGAGGTTAGGTCATGCCGCTTACCCCAGAAGATGAAGCGCGTTACCAACAGCTGATAAAGGAATTTGCCGAGTACAATCAACAAAGAGAGGCAATGACGCATTTTGGCGGTGACTACGGCGCTCCAGCTGAATCTGAAGAATTCAAAGCTGGCAGAACCATGCCGCGATGGGCGCAAACCACGCTGCAAGGCGCACAGGCTTTGAGCTTTGGGTTAATCCCTAAACTGACTGGCCCTAAAACCGGCGAAATGGTGCGCGGCGCTACAACGCAGTTCCGAGAAGATTACCCAAAAACCGCATTTGGCATGGACGTTGGCGGTTCAATGATGCCGGGTGCGATTGGTTTAACCGCTGGCCCTCGTATAGCAACGATGGGAGGGCGAACGCTTCCCGGCGTTGTTGATATGGGCGCCGCAAGAAGGATTGGCGGCGCTGCAATGGCTGGCAGCGTAGAAGGCGGTTTGTCTGGAGTTGGTTCGTCAGATGCGATGACCAACACAGAGTTGATGAAAGACATACTGCTAAACGCGAGCTTGGGCGCTGGCGGTGGCGGTGCGGGTAGCGCAGCAACAGGCATCCTTGGTGTCGCAAGCCGTAACATTGGTGAACGCGCTTCAGAAAAAATTGCATTGAGTGAAGCGCAAAAGCGTCTTATTCAAGCATTGATGCGCGACACCCCAGAGGGGCAAGAATTTGCGCCAGCCGTAATGGCTCGGTTGCGGGCGCTTGGCCCCGAAGGCGCATTGTTGGATACAGGCGAAAATGCTCGTCAAATTGCTGATTTGCTTGCTACGTTGCCGGGACGCGGCAAAAAAGAATTGCGCGAGTTTGTTGAAGGACGCGCAACCACTCGCGGTGAGCGTATGGCGCAAGCGGGTCAGGAAAGCTTGGAAACAGGCGGCAAACGCTTGGTTTCT